ATCCTAATTATCAGGATATAACGGTTACTCCTGTTTATTAAATGTGCCGTAAAACCCATTCATCGCTTTAGCGTGGGTGGGTAGTTCACTATGTGGTTCCGAAACCAACTTAAAACCATAATTCATTGATTATTTCATAATTTTCATTATATTTGTATAATATCTTGTAAATATGCAGAACCCATCCTTCATAGTTCATTGTGAGAGAGTCAGAAAGACCAAGTGGTATTACGTTAAGTTTCCAATTAACGACCAATTAGTTAATCGTGTTAAGGCATTACCACATGAAACCCGTAAGTGGAAGGCCAAGATGATATGTTGGGAAATCAGTACCGAATCCCTATATGCTCTGATTAAAAGTTATAGAAAATCCAATAAAATTCATTTCGATTTCGGAAACGAAGACAGTCGCAAGATTTTCATTGGACAAATAGAACGACTGGAACTCGCTGAAATCGAAAAACGTAAGTTCATTGCCGAACTCAATGTCAAAAAAGAACAATGGGTTGAATATAAGAAAAAACTTGAAGACGATTACGAGAAATACAGTGAGAAATTACATGCTCTTTTAAAGGAAGACGTAAAACTATATCCACACCAAATTGTAGCTGCGATGTTCATGAATGTTACTCGCAGCACATTAATTTCTCATGAAATGGGTTTGGGTAAAGCCGAACCTCTTGATAATAAATTAGTTACACCCAATGGTTTGATTAGAATGGGTGATATTAGAATTGATGATAATGTTATTGGTAGTGATGGTAAACCAAAAAAAGTGTTAGGGGTTTACCCACAAGGGTTAAAAGACATTTATGAAATCACATTTAATGATGGAACGACTGCTCGTTCATGTGATGAACATCTTTGGAATGTCAATACATATATTCGTAATTGGCGAGGAAATCCTTTTATGACGAAAAGTCTTCGTAATATTATGGACGATGGCTTACAATTTAAAAATGGTAATAATCGATGGTATATCCCAATAGTTAAACCAATTGATTTTGTGAAGAGAGAATTAAAAATTAATCCATATGTATTGGGTTGTTTATTGGGTGATGGTAGTATTACTACAAAAAACAGTGTGGGTTTCTCATCGGTTGATGATGGAATAATTAACGAGGTTCAAAATAGATTACCAGATAAGCATAATTTAGTTATCAATGGTCAATCTTTAAAAGATTATTATCTAACTGCTGACGGAAAAAATAATTTAATTAATCAAGGACTAAAATATTATGGATTAAAGGGGCGAAATTCTCACACTAAATTTGTTCCAGAAGACTATAAATTTTCTTCAATTGAACAAAGGATTGAAATTTTACAAGGAATTTTAGATACCGATGGACATTCAAGAAAAGATGGAATTGTTGAATTAACACTTGCATCTAAAGAATTAATTCAAGATGTTCAATTTATAGTACAATCATTAGGTGGTATTGGGAGACTTCATGAGAAATGGGTTACATATGAAGGTGAAAGAAGATTATATTGGCGACTACATATTAAATTACCACCACAATTCACACCATTTAAGTTAGATAGAAAAATCAAAACATTTGTTGCACCAACCAAATATAAACCCAATAGGGCGATAGTTAGTGTTAAATATATTGGAAAACAAGAAGCACAATGTATAATGGTTGATTCGGAAGACCATTTATATCTCACAGATAATTGCGTGGTAACACATAACACCTTAAGCTCAATACTTTACGTTGAAATGAACGGTTTTGATAAGGTTGTGGTTGTCACACCGAATTCCCTGAAGTTCAACTATTATGGTGAAGTTAAGAAATTCACAAATAGCACAGCACATATTGTAAATTGGAAGAAAAATACTTGTGGAATTGAAGAAGCTAAATACGTCATTGTAAATTATGATTTTTTTAATCCCAATACAAAAAGTGGTAAGTTCTTAACTAAATGGAAGAAACTCGGCATCGATAAAATCGATTGTGTTGTTGCAGATGAATGTTTTCCATATAATACAAAAATATTAACAAATGTTGGGGAATTAAAAATTGGTGATATTGTTGAAAACGCATTGGATATAAAAATCATAACATATAATCATAAATTAAAAAAGACTGAACCAAAATCAATTTCAAGATATTTATATAATGGAAGGAAAAAAACAATAAAAGTAAGATTTTCGAATGGTGTTATTATCGAATGTACACCTGACCATAAATTTTATTCGATTGATGATGATAAATATAAATCGATTGAATCTTTTAAGATTGGAGAAAAATTATATGAATACAAAACAGAGAAGTCCGAAGATAGCAACCGAAGTGAAGATATGTCCACAATGCAAACAAAATTTCAAACAAAAGAGAAGTTCACAAATATTTTGTTCAAAAAAATGTTCATCAAATTCTACTTCGAAAGAAAATGTCCGAAAGGGGTTGATAACCAGAGAAAAAAATGGAAATTTATCACCAAATATAATAAAGACATGTCCGATTTGTCAGAAAGAATACCTGTCAAAAAAACGCTATGGTCGGAAATTTTGTTCAACAAGTTGTTCTGCAAAATGGAGAATGAGTCAACCCGAAATAAGGAAATGTGTATATACAAAAGAGAGTGCAGAGAAAATTTCGGTGGCATTGTTAAAAAGTTACAAGGAGAAACCAGAACTAAGAACTCGATTATCGAAACGAATGAAACAAAACAATCCGATGTTCAATCAAGAATCCTTAGAGAAAATGAGAAAAAAATCTATTGGAAGAACATTTTTATCAAGAGGTGGAAACGGGCAATTGACAAAACAACAAATAATATTATTTCAAGCAATTTCAGGGATAACCAAAATGGAAATGGAATGTGTGATACCAATATTGAAACCATTAAAGAAAATGAATGTGGAAGTAAAATCCCCACCGACACATTACAAAGTGGATATTGGAATACCAGAAATAAAATTAGCAATAGAGATAGACGGAAATTCACACAAAACAAAGAAGTGGAAATTCTTAGACAAAAGGAAAATGGAAATATTGGAATTGTTTGGGTGGAAAACATTGAGATTTTGGAATCAGGAGATAGACCAGAATTTAGAGGGGGTGATAATAAAAATAAAAGAGTATATGATTTAGAAGTTGAAGACAATCATAATTTTTTTGCAAATGGAATTCTTGTGAGTAATTGCCAAAAATTAAAAAACACCAAATCAAACACATATAAAAATTTCGATACTACATTTAAGAAAAAGATATTTAAAGGTGATAGGGTTAGTAAAATATTCTTATCAGGTACGCCAGCACCAAATCGTGCATATGAACTCTATACAGTATTGCATCAAATATCACCATTGGATTTCGAAACCAAAACCTACTTTCAGGAATATTATTGTGGCATGACATATGATGCCGATGCGGGTTGGGGTTATCACACCAATACCGCAGAACAAAAACTCGAAGAACTTTATCATAAAATCGCACCGTTTACACATAGAAAACGTAAAATTGATGCATTAAAAGACTTACCTGATAAAACCTATCAGCGAATTATTTTGGAAATGACTGATGACGAGCAACGAATATATGAGGAAATCGAAGCAGGTGTTGCTAATGAATTCGTTGAACACCCCAACGGCAATCCGCTTACCATTATGATTCGTCTGAGACAGTATCTCGCTCAGATAAAGGTTAAACACATTATCAAATTAATTGATAATGTTTTTGATGTTGGTGAAAAAGTCGTGGTTGTAGACTACTTCAAAGACAGTCTTTACGAACTCCATGAGAAGCTCGGAGACGTGGCAGCACTTCATACTGGTGACCAAGACGTTGAAGAACGTTCGGACATCGTTAAAAAATTTCAGGACAGCACCTCTGAAATCCGAGCGTTTCTCGGAAGCATCCAAACCTGTAATTATGGTTTAACACTAACTGCTGCAAGTAAATTATTTATTGTAACTTTGCCATATTCCGTTGGAGAATATGACCAAGTAAGCGATAGACTTCATCGCATAGGTCAGAAATCCGCAGTTAATATCTACGTCTTGGTGTTTCCCGACACCATTGACGACTACGTGTTCTCGGCAATTGAGAGCAAGCGCAGGGAAATCGTAAAGGTGATTGATAACGAAGACTATGAATCTGATGTCAGTGAATCCGTACTGAGTGAGGTAATTGATAGAATTAAGAAAAAACACAAAAAAAATGTTGATGAAAATGAGCAATAAAAAAACAGGACACACAGTAGAAATGAATAAACATGAAGTCTTAGGTGAAATCAAAGGATTTCTCGAAGGCTACAACAATGATTTCAAATATATCGTAAACGTAGAAACAGATAGAAAAACAGATGTAGCGGAATGCGTTATCCACGAACCCAATCAACCACCGAGAATCGAGAAAATCAGATACACGCCATTCCAATACATGAAGGACTTGGAAAAAAACGGTGTCATTCTTTATGCAGGTAAAACTGATGAATACATCGAAAGTAAGAAAGTGAAATACGGTATTACCCTAACCAAATTGAAAACAGGGAATCAGAAGAGACTCGTTGACGGCTATTGTTATAAATTAAGTAGTACTAAATCCAGTGATGATATCACTAATTTTCTCAGAGACGGTGGTATTGACCCCTTTGAAAAACTTTATGATGAAGACAGTCAACTCGTTAGAGACCCAAGAACCAATAAAATCATATATAAAAACAGACATCTGTTTTACGCTCCCAGACTCACGGAACAATTTTTCATAAGCACACAATCCAGAATATATAAGGGTTATGAACAATATAAAGAAGTTCATCGCTTGACATTTGATATCGAGACAACAGCACTTCGTTATCAAATCGGTAGAATAGTAAATGTGGGTGTGAGGGACAATAGGGGTTTCGAAACCATATTACATGCTGAGAAAAAAGATGATGATGAAGCCGAAATTAAATTAATTCAGGACATATTTAATCTCATAGATTACATTAAACCAGCAGTTATTCTGGGTCATAACTCCGAGGAATTCGACTTCGATTTCATACTAGGTCGTGCCAAGATATTGAAAATGAATTTCAACGATTTACCTCAAGGACTTAAAGAAAATGTGCCGTTGAGAAGACGTGGTAATACCAGTGTTAAAAATGGTAATACAAGCGACAAATACACTGCAACTGAAATGTGGGGTTATTCCATTATTGATACACTACATGCAGCCAAGAAAACCGCTGCCGTGAACACCGATTTGAAAAAAACCAGTCTTAAATACATTGCGAAATTCGAGAAATTCGCAAGAGAAAGCCGAACTTATATCAAGGGTGATGATATCGGTAAAATGTATAACGACAACATGGTACATGTTATAAATGAAAAGAATGAATATCTGGAATTACCTGAAGAATATCAGGAGGTCGGTAGGAATCTCTATAAATTACAAGTAAATAAGGATAAATTGAGTTCCGAAGAATATCAGGGACTGAGAAAAAAGTATCTCGATACCAGTCAGGGA